CGCAGGTGCAGCGGCTGAAGGACTGGCTGAACAGCCGGGGCATCCCGGTCACGAGCCTCGGCAAGGGCGAAGTCGAAGACATCCTGGCGCACGCTCGGCTGTTCGACGACCAGCCTGCGGAAGAGGCGGTGGGGCTGCGGCGGCTCGGGGCCAAGGCGACGAGCTTGGCGAAATACGGAGCGGGGCTTCGGTGCGTCGGGTTCGACGAGCGCGCGCGCGGGCTGCTCACTTACCACAAGGCGTCCACCGGCCGGTGGGCCGGGCAGCTTTACCAGCCGCACAACCTGGAGCGGATTGACCCGGACGAGGACGGTCCGCTCGTCGAGCAGATGCTGACGATCCTGCGGGACGCTGGCTCGCCGAAGGACGCAGTGGACTGGTGCGAACTGATCGGCTTGGTGCCGATGCGCGCCATCGGGAAATGCACACGCGCCATGATCGTGGCGGCAGACGGCCGTGAGTTGATCGGGTGCGACTACTCGAATGTCGAAGGGCGCGGGTCAGCGTGGCTCGCCGACGAGATATGGAAGATCGAAGCGTTCAGGGATTACGACGCTGGCACCGGCCCTGATCTCTATAAGCTCGCCTACAGCAAGTCGTTCGGCGAGCCGGTCGAGAGTATCGGCAAGGGGCCGAAGCGCCAGATCGGAAAGGTGCAGGAGTTGTCTCTTGGCTACCAGGGGGCGGTGGGCGCGTTCATGAACATGGGCGCGAACTATGGGGTAAAGCCGGACAACCTGCTCGCGGCGGTCAAGCCCGCCGCTACGGTGGAAGGATGGGAAGCCGCCGCCGCCAAGTACGAGCGGAGCGCGAAGTTCGGCCTGTCGCTCGACCAGTGGACGGCGTTCCGCTACGTCGTGGACGGCTGGCGGTCCGGTCACTCACGGATCGTGCAGGGCTGGTGGGATTTGCAGGACGCAGTGATTGAGGCTGTCGTCCACCCCGGCGAGATGATCACGCTGTTCAACGGCCGCGTCCGCGTTTACTGCGCGCGGAACCAGAGCTTCCTCTACATTTACCTGCCTTCCGGCCGACCACTCTCCTATTTCCGCCCCCGCGTCAAAGAGACGAAGGAAGAACTGACTGACGCCTACGGCGACACCTATGAGCGCACGCGCCGCCAGGTCATCGTCGAGGGGTGGGATAGTCGGCGGAACGCTTGGGGCGACGTGTCGCTTTACGGCGGGCTGGAGTGGGAGAACATCGTGCAGGCCCTATGCCGCGATCTGCTGGCGCACGGCATGATGGCGTGTGAGCGCGCCGGCTATCCTGTCGTCCTGCACGTCCACGACGAAGGCGTGTTCGAGGTTCCTGTCGGCCAGGGGGATTTGGCCGAGGTGCAGCGTCTCATGGCAATCCTGCCGCCGTGGGCAAGGGGGTTCCCGCTGACCAGCGCGGCTTGGCGGGACAAGAGGTATGTGAAATGACTGTCGTGTGGGAGAAATTTTTCGACACTGTCGCTTCTGCTATTCAGTACGTCTCCACTTTGCCTGCTCAGGGGCGCAGCGGCTACCCGGTCTACAAAGTCTTTCGCGCCAAGTGTGGCCGAGTATTTGTGCGCTGCCAGCGCGCAAAAGGTCATTGCCTCGGGCGTTGACACGCGGGCACAAATCGCATAGGTTTCTATGCAGAAGGAGACACAGCAGTGCGACACAAGGCATACACAGACTTGGTAGAGCGGATGAAGAGCGAGCCGCGCGACTTCTCGCTCGACGAGATTTACCGTATCGTCTGCCGACCGCCGCACCAGGACGGCCTGTCTGTTGACCAGCTTCACAGCCGCTGCTCGCGCGCCATCGGCGAAGCTCGGCAGGCGCTGAAGAGACAGGGGTGGGTGCTGGCGCTTGGAGAACTTCGCCACAGCTACAGGGCCGATAAGCGGACGCGGTGAACCTGAATGACAATCCTAGACGCGGCGTTGGCATGGGCGGCGCGCGGCTTCCGTGTGTTCCCCATCACGCCGGGGGACAAGGTGCCGCCAAAGGGGCTGGCCTGGAAGATCGAAGCGACCACGGACCCGGCGAAGATCAGGGCCTGGTGGGCGTTCGAACCGAAATACAACTACGCCGTGGCGGCCGGCGAGGGGACGCTGATCGTTGACGTGGACGCCGCGAAGAATGGCTTCGCCGCACTGCTCGATCTGGACCTGCCGGACACGCTGACCGTCAAGACGCCTGGCGGCGGCGTGCACCTCTACATGCACGGCCCCGACGTTCAGAACTCCGTTGACCGCATCGCGCCCGGCATCGACATTCGCTCGGCCGGTGGCTACGTCGTCGGCCCCGGTAGCTTCTTCGCAGACCCCGGCGGCAAGAAGGGCTACACCGGCACCTACCACGTCATCAACGACACAAGCCCGGTCGAGGTTCCCGCCGGCTTCGTGATTATGTGCGGCGACCCGAAGCAGCGCGAGCAGGGGCCGGCGGTGTCGGTGGACGAGCCGGACGACATTGTCTTCGCGATCCACTACCTGCTGAAGGACGCCCCGATCGCCATCGAAGGGCGCGGCGGCAACAACACAACCTATGCCGTGGCGGCGCGGGTGATTGAGATCGGCGTCTCGGCCGAGCGCGCGGCCGACTTGATGGCCGAGCATTGGAACGAGAGATGCCTGCCGCCGTGGAACCGTGAAGAACTCCTCGGCATTGTGAAGAACGCGGAGAACTACGCGCAGCGCCGGCAGGGGTCGGGCGGCGTGACCGCAGCCGCGAGCGACTGGGGCGACGCCGTCGTGCTGCCCCCGGCTCCGCCGCCGTCGTCCGCCGGGAAGTTCGACAAGGTGTTCGCGAGCCGCGCGATGACGCCCATCGAACTAATCCCCGCAAGGGAGTGGATCATGCACAGGCTCCTGCTGCGCAACGAAGCCGCCGTCCTGGCTGGCCCCGGCGGCGTCGGCAAGTCGGGCTTCTCGCTGGCCTTGGCAGCGCACGGCGCGGCCGGCCGCAGCTTCGCGGGCTTCACGGTCAACCGGCCGTTCAAGACGATCGTCTACAACCTCGAAGACAGCCGCCACGAGATGGAAGCCAGGCTCTACGCGGCCTGCGCTGTCTACGACCTGGACCCCCGCGAGATCGAGAAGCACGTTCTGCTGTGGCCCGGCCGCGAGCTTCGCTTCCGCCTCATGAACCGGGATCACTCGTTCGCGATGGCTGACATCCAGGAACTCGCCCGCCTCACCAAGCGCGAGGGCTTCGACGCCATGGTGCTGGACCCGCTCGTGTCGCTGCACCACGAGGAGGAGAACGACAACACCGCCATGGGCGAGGTGATGGACGCGCTCAACGGGCTCGCCCGACTGGCGAGCATCGCGGTCCTGGCGCTGCACCACACGCCCAAGGCCGTGCGGCAGGCAGGCTCGTCAGACGCGGTGCGCGGTGCCGGCAACATCGTCAACGCGGTCCGCATCGCCAGCACGATCTACGCGGCCGACGAGGCCGACGCGGCGCTCTACGGCTTCGGCGATGGCTACAAGGCCCGCTATGTCCGTATCGACGACGCGAAGCAGAACCTGTCCGCCTTGGAGACAAAGCCCCTGTGGCTGGAAAAGCAGAGCTTTCCGTTGCCGTGCGGCGACACGAGCTACGCGCTGCGGATCATGGAGCCTTCAGCAACGATGGCCGGGGAAGCCAAGTTCATCGCCACGATCATCGCGGCGCATATGTCGGCGAACGGCACGATGCACCTCGCCACCTATGACGCGGCTCGCGTGCTTGTGGCGGCGGACAGCTACTTCCGCGACAAGGTTCCGGCATCCGGCGACTTGCGCCACGTCAAGGCGCTTATCGAACTGCGGCTGTCGCAGGCGGTCCAGACAGACGCCGGAGAGATGATCCGCGTGGTCCCGAAAACGGAACCGGGCGCACAAAGCGCCAGGATGTTCGTCGAACTAGGGTGAGGGGGCCGGGGGTCGTGCTGCCCGAGTTCGTCACCTTGGCGTGGCGGGGAGCATGCGGGCTTGCTGCTCTACAATCTGGCGGATGACCCGAATGTCGCCTTCCATACGGAGCAGCGCGTCACGGTCGTTCGTGCGCTGCTCGCGGATGCGGAGTATTTCAGTCTTCGCCTCGTCGCGGAAGTTTTGAAGCGCGTTGACATCGGCGCGGACGAACGCGACCATATAAACGGTCGAGCACAGGATCACCGCCCAAGAGATTACGTTGCCTGCGTTGATCTTGCTATCCCACCACGCCGGCGCTTTCGTGTCAGACCCCCGCGTCATGCTCTGCACCACGCCTTGCGGCGGGTATTGTTAGCCTTAACGCCGTCGATAGTCTCCGGGGTGTCGCGTTGCGACCACCCAATGCCCCGCCACTGCGAACACACGAGATCAGTCCCGCCGCCACCCATCGTCGCGCAGCCGGCAGGAAGGATCAGCAGCACAGCGGCGAGCTTCGTCATCAGCTTTGACCGACTTGTGGACACGGCCCACCTCCTGCTCGAACATCCTTGCCTTGGCCGCCGTGATAGCGTCCTTCGCTGTATCATACTTGAACCATCCGAGCACGGCAAGTAAGAGAAGCGCTCCCGCGACGTAGCGCCCCACCGGGCCGACGAGCCAACGAAGTATCGCGATCACTTCCATGGCAGCGGCCTCCCCATGTCGGCCCACCTCCGGTAGCCCGCGTAAAGCGCGCCCGCGAGGATCACGCCGCCGAGTGCGAGCCCGATCCAAGTGCCGGCCGAGATGTGCGGCTCGGCCGTCGAGAGCGCGTCCTGCGCGTTCTTGATGATGATGCCCGCGCCGCCAGCGCCGGCCGCGCTCGTACCCTGCATAGTACCGGATTTGGCGAGCTTTTCGCGTGCGGTGTCCACCTTCTGCGGCATACGCCCGTAGATTGGTTCGTCGGCCTGCCGTCGGCCGTCGAAGTTCATATCCTGCACCCCCTGGAACGCCAGCGCCTCGCTACCTCGACGGCGCACGAGGCCAGGCATTGTCTTGCCGGCCGCCTTGACCCATAGGGCAAACGCGCCCGCCGCCTGGGCATACTCGCCCCGGTTGAAGAACTTCAGTAGGCTCGACTTCTCCAGCGCCTTGAGCCCGCAGTTGAACGCGAAGCTGACCATGGCATCGTACTGCCCTTGCGTTGGCTCGCGCTTCAGGAGCTTCCTGACGCCCGGCTCGTAGCGCCGCGAGAGATCGTCACGCAGGACGGCGCGCGCCTTCTCCTTTGTCCACGTACCGCCGATTGCCGTGCCACCGGCTGCGGCGGTATGACCGAACCCCTGTGTCAGCACACCGGCGGGGCAGTAGTATGGATGGGCATAAAATCCCTCAAATGCCTCGATCACGGCGAGGCCGAAATCGCTGATCTTCATCGTGTCTGCGCTCCCACCACGACCCATGCCGTGTTTGTTGCAATCTTGAGCTTGTCGTCCAAAATATCGTGCCATAAGAGCCCGCGCATGCCGGCGTTCCATGCGGGCAGCGCGCCGGCGCTCTTGTGCAATCTATTCGCCATTATCGGTTCCCGGCTATTTGAGGAAACGGCCACTGCAAAGCTGACGGAA